AGACGCAGGCGCTGACTAGGTTCTCATGAGCGATGGGGTCGCCGCCAGATTTTATGCTAATCACATGATCGACCGTAGTTGCATCCTGCCCACAGTAATGACAGACGTAACCATCCCTAGCTAGTACCTCAAGCCTAGCCTTACGGTAGGCACGAGACAATCGAGGATCTCCGCGCTTTGTACTCATTGCCAACCTTTAGTCTTTAGATGATGTAATGCCTTGCAATAGTTAGGCTCATCGTACTCTGTTACTCCATACCTATGCATCACATAATGCCAATACATCCAGAATTGTTTGATAGTAGTAGATTGCTTAAGACTATCTACCTTCATCTGATATAAACCATGAGCTTGCTTAGTACCACCTATGTTGCCTATAGCTCTATAGTCCCATCTACTCTCTAGATAGATAATGTCATTGTGGCATTTGTATTGTTTGTCTGTTAGTTGATAGTTAGCCAATTCTTTAAGCTGTTTGATTGGCAGGTTATTCGCCTCTGCATCTAAGGGCATTGCTATAGATAGAGCTATCCCAATAGCGAAGGCTACCTCGCGGGCTATCCGCAAGCGGCCCGCGCTGAGCCCTTGATGGGCTCTAGCCGATAGAGTACCAGAGCCACCTAGCACATTTGCATAAGTGCTGGTCAGATCGGCGTTTTGCATTAGCGATTGTCCGTACTGTAGAACCCTGACCCTTTGAATGAGACTCCTACTGAGCTGTACACCTTATGCATAGACGATCCACAGAAGCTGCATTCAAGGTCATGAGGCTCATTGACACTCATCCACTTCTCAATTCTCGCATTGCTTTCGCAGTGTTCATTGTCGCATTCAAATTCATAGGTTGGCATCTGGGTCACTCTCACATATTCTGCAGACTTCTGTGAAGCTCCATGCTCCACACATCTTGCATCTCATAGGCTCTAGTTTATCAAGATCATTGGCATAATCGCCGTAACCTGCAAGTAGCAATAGATTGACCAGATCACCCAGTCTCATAAATGCAAGGTAGTCCTCTGGACTCTTCTCCCCTTGACCATTCAAGCGACTGACTACGAGTGGCAAATCACCAGTTTTCTTTGCTCTCTTTGTGACCTGATCAATCCACGCTTTTGGCTGGAACGCCGATCTAGCCTTAACTTCCATGTCGAACGGAACATGTGTTATATCTTTTCCAGCCCCTCGACCGATGTCTGCATGTGGCCACCACTCCGATAGGTAACGGGCGACGACACGCTCGGTCGAGAATCCTCTATATTTACGGCTTTGTGATGCCATTTACCGCGTGACACTTCTCGCATGACCAGCTTTTATTCTTGAGATTGACCTTGATGTCTTTGTAAGGGATTGCCTCATTGCATAGACAGCATCTAGTCATGAATGTAAATTCTTCAAGGATTGCTATAACTTCCTTAGATCGATGAATCTCATCCTCTGTCGGAAATGATTCCCATTCCCCATCTTGATTCATAAACTGTAATTTACCCATTAATATTCACACTCCTCAATCGAATGCTCTAGGCAACCATGACAACGATCACAGTGCCAGAGGTCAAAGTTTTCCTTGCTGTGTCCAATATACTTGCAGATAAGTATTAACCATCTTCTATTTAAATAGATGTGAAACTCACCATCTGAATCAAATAGCCAATTACGAGACCTTAGATTCATAATCTCGCCTTCTGACGTTGCCATGTGCCGTCTTCCTTGCTGATCTCGTACCAGATAACATCATTAGGAGCCTCGCAGCGTCCACCGATCTCACCTGTCACAGCTGCAACACACTTAAAATGGCCCCACGGCTTGCCTGCCTTAGATGTACCTGTTTTCCACATCATGTCGCCATGTGCGCACTTCGGAATGTCCTTCTCTGTCTGGCCGCCAATGATCTCTTTCACCGTCGCAACAGCTTCCCCCATTGTGGGCGGCATAGTCGCTGGCTTGATAGTCCATGGATCGTCTTCCTTTACTACTGGGATGTATTCGCCAGATGTCTGTGCCATCTTGGCCTTTGTCTCATCGATAATAGCCTCGGTTTTCTTAACTGTCGCTACTTTGACCATTTCCTCGCGGCTTGCTCGCTTGCCCTTTGTCGCATAGCCTGCATTTGCCAAAGCTCGACCGATCGCGCTAGTCTCGCAGTTTTCAAGCGCAGAAGTAGCATTGACTCCGCGGCCTTGGATCGTTTCTTCTGCAAGGCCAGTCGTCCAAGGTCTTGCATCCGCTTCTGTGCGATAAATAGAAGCCTCAACAATAAATCGGCTGCCTGAGTGTTCAATGATTTTAGTGTGAATCTGTCCATCTGGATGCTCTTTCCAATACTTAATAAGTCTTTCTTCTACTGTCTCGTAATCTTCAAGATTAAACATATAGCTCATTCTCCTCTGTGTGTAGTTGCCCAGCTATTGCAAGATAGGCTGCAGCATCGATGTATGTATCGACTTTCGCAGATTCCATACTCCGTGCGAGCTTGACCAATGCCATGCATGATGCCACTTGATAGTCAGTAATCGGCATTTCGAGGAATGCTGACCAGAGTCGTGCTGTTCTGGACATATTGTCTGACGGGTGACCGTAGTCCATGCCACGGTCTTGAATTGTTGCTTTTGCTTCTGTGAGGAAATCACCTGCGTTCACACTTTCACCCTTTCCTTTTTATCGTAGTAAGCCTGAACGGCCTTACGGCCTTTTAAGTAACCTACTCGATGGCCAGCAATGCGGCCGAGGTGGAAATATAGCGCAGCTACTAGCAGAATCACTACTGCATCACCTAATGATGGATCGAACATATTTAAGCCTTTCTTATGGATGCCCTTCATCCATGGCTTAACCATCTCACGCCCTAAGGGGGAAAATCTACAAATTTAGATAACGAAACGGTAACGATTCTGCGTCGTCAATGTGGTCGTCTATTGACCGATCAAGCTCGTTATCTAGGTCGTCCATAGCGCTTGCCTGATACGACGAATGTGCCGTCTTTTTCTAAGTAGATTAAATCCACCTGGACATTCTTTCCATCGACGTACATGATGGCAAAGGCTTGCTGCCAGTTAGCCGTTCCCTTGGTGTATGAGGCCTTTGAAAAGTCCATAAGGTTACCTACCTCAACACCATGCAAAACACGCCCTAAACGGCCTCCAGAGGCCTCTGAGAAGGACGATCTGCCTGCTCTGTGAGTGTGTCCTGAAATGACTGACTTGCCATGCCTACGGGCTGCCTCAAGGGCTGATAGACCCCCCTGTGACTTGATAGGGGTGTGATCCCCATGGACTGCAATCCAGCCTGGAGCGATGTTATATGGCTTCTTATGAAAGGTGATACCAAGCTCATCCAGTTGGAGGAACTTCTCAAAGCGCAGCTCTGGCAAGGATAGGAAGGACGGGATCTTACGCATGATCTGCGTGTATAAGCGATCCGTATGATTACTACGGATCATCTGAGTCACCTGAAGGTCGTAAAGTACCTGAACAGCCTCATCGCGATCATCTCCCAAAGTCTGTTCATAAGCCTCTGGCGTCCCCTCTGCCCACTTGCTAATGGTGTTGAAATCAATCTCATCGCCGATGGTGACTACCTCGTGCGGCTTGAACTTACTGATAAAACTAGCGACATTCTTTACAGCTACTCGATCATGAAATGGGACTTGCAGGTCTGACACAATCACGATGCGCTTCATTTAGTCCTCGTCTTCGTCGTCCTCATAGGGTAGGCGATCCACTCTGTCAGGGATCGATGGCATGAGCCAGTCAGGATAAGCGCTGCGCTCTGTAATGATTGCTAGGCATAGATCTACCGCGAAGCCTGCTCGTCGCAGGGCTTTGTAGAATTCGTGCATGCAAATAGCGTAAGCGTCTAACTGACTGTAAGTATCGAGGTCGATGACTTTCTTTCGTGCCATGTCAATTATTATCTATCGAGAAGGATGTTATAAATCTCATCGACACGCGCATTGAGTCTCTTAATTTCAGAAAGTAAATGAGTAATGACGTATCCTGCAAGGCCGCCGATTACTGCAAGGCTGGCGAAGTAAAGGGTGATGAAGTCTGTTGTGTTCACTTTTTAGGGCTCGCGTATCCGAATACGCCTGCAACGATCGCACCTAGGATTGAGCGATAGTCTAGGGCGAAGTTTGAGGTAGTACCCCACACGGCTAAGAATGCGCCGATGCTCATCACTACTGGATTCTTCATGTTCATTAGTTTCCGCCTATCATCGGTATATTAAAGAAGCTGCCGTCTTCATCGCCCTCTTTAGTAAAGCTGATATGTGCATGGTGATTATGCTTATTGATCCCATCATAA